GGTCAAGTTACGTTAGTTGTTGATTCTACTCTTCCAAAACAACTTTATTATAATCTGGTTCCAATTTCAACTGATCAACTTCCAATTGAAAAGCTTCAAATTAGTATTGATGATGAAGTAAAGGCAAATAATGAGATAGAAATTGTAGATAGTGTATACAGTGGAAAGCAGACTGTTTCAATTGGTGCAACAAATACATTTACATATTTTATTTCAGAAGTTCCTGAAAGTTTGTCCTATACTCAAAGTAATGCAAATATTAAGTATTCTACAGATTCTTCTTCTGGAATTGGATCCATTGTTGATTTGAAAGTTTATAACAGAGGTAATAATTATTACAAATTACCCAAAATTAATGGCATTTTCAAAAGGACTACAGTAAATGATTCTACGATTGGAATAGGTTCAAATGCCGTTCTTAATGTTGTAAGTAATGAGATCGGTATTATTAAGAGAACTAAATTGAAAGATGTTGGTTTTGATTATCCTTCTGATAAGACTTTAAGACCTACTGCAAAACTTCCTGAAATAGTTAAAATTGATAATCTTGCAATTTTTGATTCTATCGGAGTTACTTCTGCTGGTAGAGGATATGGTCCTACACCTAAAGTCATTGTTTTTGATGGTCAAAGTGGTGAGCAAATGATTGAAGTTGATTTGCTTTTTGAAAAGGGTGCCAGAGATCTTAAAGTTCTTAAAAATACTTATGGAATTAATGATGTTGAACCAAGATTACTTCCAATTAATAACTCTAATGGTGTAGGAATTCAAACAATTACATTCAATACTACTACTCAGGACGCATCCATTACTTTAGCTACTGGATTTAGTACTGTAAATTCATTCCCATTCTCTATTGGTGATGAAATTATGATTGAGAATGTTAGTGTTGGTATTGCATCAACAGCTGCAAATGGTGATGTTGTGACTGTCAATACTGGAAAAGGATATAATACTGATCTTTATAATTATCAACTGTTTACAGTATCTGGTATTGATGAAAATCTTGGTGGAATTGGTTTTGTAACCTTTAGTATGAGTAATTTCCTGGAAGCAGGTGAAATTCCCGGAAACTTTAATCCACAAAAATCTTCTGGTAGAGTTATTCCTAAAAAAGATTTCCCAATATTTGATATTACCCTTACAACTACACATTTCTTAAAAGGTGAAGGAATTATCTCTTTAGATGATAGTACTGTTACAGGAACTGTTGAAAGATGGGATAGTGAGACTGGATATCTCAAAATTCAAACAAATAAAGATTTTGTTGTTGGTCATGTAATTGAAGGAACTTCCTCAAAAACTAGAGGAAGAATATCTGCAACTAAGAATTTTACTGCCACTTATAATCTTGAAGCTAAATCAAAAGTTGAATCTGGTTGGGAAGAAAGAACAGGATTTTTAAATTTAAATAGTCAGGTTATTCAAGATGGTGATTATTATCAGAAATTCTCCTATGCATTGAAATCTACTATTGATATGGCAAAATGGGATGATGTAGTAAGTGCATTAAACCATACAGCAGGGTTTAAGAAGTTTTCTAATTTACAAGTTGAATCAGTACCTATTAATGATGCAGTTGTTGGAGTGGGGTCAACTTTAAGTACGGTTGATCTTGTTACTGATTTTTATGATGTTGTTGATACTAATTGTGTTTATAATTTTGATTTAGCTACAGAAAATAATAAGAATGATACACTTTCTGATCAAGTTGTACTTCAAAGTCAAATATTAACAGATTACTCAGAATCTATTGGCAATAGAGTTCTTTCTATTGATGATTTTAGTTCAGAATTTAATAGTAATCCAAGAGCAACAAGATATAGTAATATTGCACGTTTTACAAACCTTGATGCAAATGCTCATAAGTTCATAACTTATGTTCAAGATCGTAGATATACATATGAGCGTCAAATGATGATTTTGACTCTTTTACATGATGATTCTGGATTTGGTTATATGAACCAATATGCTAGACTTGATACTGTATCTGATTTAGGATCTTTTGATTATGGTCTTGATGGACTTGATGGTGTTATTCAATTCCTTCCAAACAAGTATTCTGTAAATGACTATAATGTTTTTACTCTATCATATAATATTAATGATTTGGTAGTAGGAACAGGATCTTCTCAGTTTGGTGGAGTTAGGATAGCTACAGCAAGTACTGCAGTGGCTACAGGAGTTGGAACTGGTTCAACCACTCGTTTTGTAAGTATTGCTAATACCTATACTTCAGGAAAAGTTCTATTTGAATTTAAGACAACTTCTGGAGATTATGAATTTAATGAACTGACTTTTGTACATGATGGAACCACAGTAGATTTGCAAGAATATGGTAGATTAACTAACTTAAATGAACTTGATGATGCTGCATCTGGTTTAGGAACATATCATCCTTATATTTCAGGCAGTAATGTTGTAATTGATTTTATTCCTAACGTTTCTACTGCTGCTTCTATTAATGCAATAACAGTTGGTATGGGTAATACTGCTGGAATTGGTTCCTTTGCCTTTAATCATGCATTAGTCGGTAGTGAGTATTGGAATATTCCAGCATCTGGTTCTCCAACAGCACATTCAGTAGGAGAATATCCAGATCGTTATGATGGTGCTTATATTATTGCTCAAGCTACTGATACAACTAATAACGTTACAGTAATTTCTGAAATAATGTTATGTGATACTGGTAATGATGTTCACATGACTGAATGGGGAGATCTTAGAGTTGGTGCTACTGGTAGTTTTGTTGGTGTTGGAACCTTTGGTGCTACTTATAACGCTACTACTGGTTTAACAGCATTGAAGTTTACTCCAAATGCTAGTGTAGATGTAGAAGTTAGAACATTCTACAATTATATGCGTTTTGAAGATGATATTGGAGCAGCTGATAATCCAATTACGCTTGAATTTACTAATGCCTGGATGGATTCACAGTACGGTACATATAAAGGAACTGAAGTTGATGTTAAGAGGGCATTTAACTTAACACATGATACATATCAGATTTTTGAAAGATATTTTGACGGATCAGATGGAACTATTGTTGGTACAGATGGTGAGAATGTAATTTTAGATGACTTATCACTCTATTTGGATGGAAGAAATATTAGTGGTACTACTACTTGGATTGATTCTAGTAGTGAAGGTAATGACGCAACATTAACTAATATTGTTACAGCAGATATTTTATATGGAGAAGGTGGTAAAGAATTAGGATTTGATTTTGACAGTGCACATGGTGAAGTTCCTGATGATGGGTCTGATTTTGATTTTACTGGAGATTTTACCATTGAAGCTTGGGTTAGACCAACATCATTTGCGCCTGGTGGTGGAGCAAATCAACACATAATTGCTGCTGGATGGGGTATTAGTGTTCCTGATAATACATTCACACTTTATATTGATTCTGGATATACTGATAGTGGTCAAGGAACCCTCGTATTTAAAGCAGTTAATGGTGCTTTGGATACTTCAGGAGATTTTCCTGCAAAAGCAACATTAAATGAATGGCAGTATATTGCAGTTAGTAGAATTGGAACAACTGTTTATAGTTATCTTAATGGAGAAGCAGGTTCAACCACTCAAACTTATGCCGGTTCTATTGAAACAACACAATCAAGAGTATTAATTGGTAAGTCTGAAATTGGAACTGCCGGAACAATGGATATTGGTGTAGTTAGAGTATATAAAGATAAAGGATTGGATTTATCTGAAGTTGAAAGGAATTATTCTACACAGAGAGGAAGATTTTTCCCTGAATATGCAATTTCTAATAATTTCACTGAAAATGCTATTACTATTCCCAATCATTTCTTTGTTACTGGTGAAGAATTGGTATATTCCAATCCAGGAACAGGTACAACACAAAATATTGGAATAGTAACTACTACAGTACCTAGTATTGGATCTACTGATAGATTACCAAGTTCTGTTTTTGCTATTAAGGTTGATTCTAATAAGATTAAACTTGCATCAACTGCGGAAAATGCTTTAAAAGTTATTCCAACTGTGCTTGATATTTCTCATGTTGGTATTGGTACTTCTCATACGTTTACTGCAAAAAATCAGAATGAAAAATGTATAGTTGCATTGGATAACTATCTCCAATCTCCTATTGTTGGAACATCTGTAACAACTTCTTTGACACTACCAGCTTTAGATACTGAAGATATTATACATTTGGTGGGAATTACATCAATTTATGGTAATGATTTGGTTAAAATTGGTGATGAAGTTATGAAGGTTCAGGCAGTTGGAGTAGGAACTTATACAAATGCATTACGTGTTCAAAGACCTTGGATGGGAACTGTAGCTGTTGGTCATGATACTGGTGCTCAAGTTCAGAAAATTTCTGGAAATTATAATATTGTTGGTAATTTCCTTAACTTTGTTGAAGCACCTTATGGTGGTATTCCACTTTCTACTACTACAAATGCACCATATGATAGAGATTGGGTTGGAATTACTACCAGTTCTGTTTTCCAAGGAAGATCCTTTATGAGATCTGGAACTCCTGGTGGTTCTAATGAGGCATATAGTAAGAACTATCTATTGGATGATATTTCAGATGACTTTAATGGTCTTGAGACTACATTTACTTTAAAGCAAGATTCTGCGAATATTACTGGAATTGAGAATGAAAATGCTGTTATATTGGTTAATGATATCTTCCAGATTCCAGGACTTGCAAATGATTATACAATGAATGAACAAGCTGGAATTACTTCAGCAATCTTTAGTGATTCTTATGGTGCTAGTATACTTGGTGCTGATGTTAACAAATCAAACCTTCCAATTGGTGGTGTAATCGTTACGGTAGGATCTTCTGAAGGAAGCGCTTATCAACCTCTCATAGGTGCTGGAGCAACGATAACCGTTGGTTCAGGTGGAACTATATCTGCAATCACAATTGGCAGCACTGGGTCCGGTTATAGAGCAGATTACAACTATGAAATTCTAACAGACGTTACTACAGCAATTCCTGCTTCATCAAATATTATTACTCTTGATAACAAGAATAGTGTATTTGGAAAACTTCAATTACTTGGTTATGGTAGTACTTGTACAATTGGAATTGGTACATATATCAAACCAACGAATATTACTTCTATAGGTACAACATCAGTAACAATTGGAGTTTCAAGTGCAAGTGACTATGAAATTGCTGCTGGTACTGCTGTCTTGATTAAGATTATTGCTCCACAAGTTGGTGTTGCAAATATTGGTATTGTAACAGGAACTGATCCATCTAATGATAACGTTATCACACATATTGGATTCACTACTATTAAAGATGGTTTTGTTTCAACAGCATGTTCTATAACCAATACAGACACTGGATTCTCTACAACCAAAACATATGAAGCGGTAGTTGATAGTCCTCTCTCTTATTCTGGTGTTCCTTTGATTTATCAAACAGATGGCGTATCGACTCCAGTAGGAACTGGAACTGAAGGTAAGGTTGATATTTTTGTTAGTGCAACTACGAAGGTTTCTGATTTCACTCTTGTAAATACTGGATATGGTTACAAACCAAATGATAATCTTACTGTTCCTACAGGTGGTATTACTGGAATTCCAACTGATGCAACAGCATCGAAGTTGGAGAGATTTACTTTAACTCTTGAAAAGACATTTACTGATAAATTTGCTGGATGGGCTATTGGTCAACTTCAACCTCTTGATGATATTAGTGATCAATTTGATGGAACAACTACAGATTTCCAATTAAGAGTTAATAGTGTAGTTACTTCCATTAAAGCATCCAAAGGATCAAATATTAATATTCAAGATGTATTACTTGTATTCTATAATAATATTCTACAGGTTCCTGGTGAGGGTTATATATTCCCAGGTGGTAGTACAATTATTTTTGGAGAGGCTCCTAAGTCTGGTGATAAAGTAAGTATTGTATTTTATAAAGGAAGCGGTGGTCTTGATGTTGTTGATGTTGATATTCTTGAAACGGTAAAAGAGGGTGATACTTTACAACTTAATAATGATCCTTTACAAGGTCAAGATGAGAATTTCCAGGAAGATCCAAGAATTGTGATGAGTATAGATTCTACTGATGTAGTATCAACTAACCCATATTTTGGTCCTGGAAATATTAATGATATTCAACTGAAGCGTCCAATGAATTGGTGCAGACAGACTGAAGATATGATTCTTAATGGTAAGAGAGTTGCTAAAGATCGTGCTTTATATGAGGCATCTATCTATCCAAATACTAATGTTATTCAAACTGTTGGTGTTGGATCTACTACCATCTATGTTGAAAGTGTAAGACCACTCTTTAATGCTCAAAATGAAAATGATCTTTCACTATCATTCCAAAAAGAGATAGTTCTTGTTTCTCAGGACAGTAGAGTTGCTGCTTCTGCTACGGCTACTGTGTCTGCTGGTAATACAATTTCTGCAGTTACACTTACTGATGGTGGAGTTGGTTATTCTACTAATCCTGTTGTAATTCTTGGAAATCCAGTTGGTGTTGGAACTAGTAATAGAGCAACTGCTAGAGCATATATCAGTAATGCTGGTATAGTTACGGGTATTACAATGACTGGACCTGGAACTGGATATACTTCTGTACCACAAGTCTTAATGACACCACCTCCTGTTTTGGATGAGAAGATTAGTTCTGGAGTGGAATATAGTGGTGATTTTGGATTGATTGTTGGTGTTGGAACAACTGCCGTAACTGGGATTGCATCTACAGCACTTATATTTGAACTATTGATTCCAGAAAATTCTATTATGAGAGATACAGTTATTACTGGAACTGCAGTCACTATAAGTGGTATAAGCACAAATGATTATTTTGTCTATAGAGAATCTAATATTGGTAATCCAGTAACTTCTTTGGATGCTAGTGGAACTGTTGTTGGTGTTGGAACAACTTCTCTTGATAATGTTTATAAGGCATTAAAAGCTGAAACAGTTAAAGAATTTGTTTATGGTGTTGGAGATGTGTTCATTAGAAAAATTACTGTTGGTGTAAGCACTTATAATGGATACGTTTTTGGTGAAACTGATACTTTTGATAGTATGGTTCAAACTTTTGATTCTACAACCACTTCTTTTGATAATTTTGTCTTCCGTAATTATTATGGAGTTTATAGTTGGGGTAAAATTGATTGTGATGCAAGAACAGCAACACAAGAGTTTCCATTCTATAATCAAAATGGAGTAACTGGAATTTCTACTTCTGCGTATGTCAGAAGAAATGTACCTTTGAAATATAGAGACTATCTCGCTTAAAAATCTAAATAACTAGTAAAAGGTCTATTAACCAATGGCAAAGTTAGGAATAAATACAGGATCCGCTCCTAATGATGGAACAGGCGATGGATTGCGAGTTGGTGGCGGAAAAGTTAACACCAACTTTGATGAAGTTTATGCTGCTATAGGTGATGGTACTACTTTAAGAATTGGTACAGGCAGTACATGTGCTATTACTATAGGAGAATCATTTGTTGGAATTGGTAGCACTATTCCTGCTCATTTATTAGATGTAAGAGGTGGAATAGGTGCTACAAATATTAGTATAAGTGGTATTGCTACTGTTGTGGATCTTCGTGGTGTAACTGCCATAGATGCCACTACAACAGCAACCATTGAAGCTGCAACAGCAGCAATGCCTAATCAATTTGAATATATTAATGTTACCGGAATGGGTACCATTAATAATCTGAATGTATCAGGTGTTTCTACTCTTGGTATTGCAACAGCAACAAATTTTAGCGTATCTGGTGTTACTACATTTAATCAGGACGTACAATTCCCTGGTGCTTCATATAATGTTCTATGGGATCAAGCAACAAGTAAATTTAAGTTTGATGATTCTGCCAAATGTGTATTTGGTAGTGCATCTGGTGGAGATTTGTTGATATACCATACTGGTGGTAATAGCACTATAAAAAATGAAACAGGTGAATTTAGAATTGTTGGTAATGATATAAGATTACAAACTCAAAATGGTAGTGAAGATTACCTTTTAGCTGTTGATGGTGGATCTGTATCCATATTTTATGATCATGGCAAGAAATTAGAAACTACTGTTTCTGGTGTAAATATTACTGGTATTGTAACTGCTGATAATGCAAATGTTGCTGGTGTAGTAACTGCTACTAGTTTTACTGGTAGTGGATCTGGACTTACTGGTATAGAGGCAGGTTTAGATGCCTTCTCTGCTGGTATGTTCAGCATGTGATAAATAACTAAAAACTATAAACTAATGGCATTACAGAAGACTAGATTACAAGATATCATTAAAATCACAGGAGTAGCTAATCAGGCTGTTGGTCTTGTTACTGGTGGAGTATCTCCAACTCCTGTTGGAATTGCTTCTACCTGTTATGTTAAAAGTGTGGTGATGCATAATCCAACTTCTTTTGCTTCTACGATTTCTTTGTATTATGAAGCGGCTACTAGTCCCGCATCAAATCCTCCAGCTGAAGCAGATCAGTTTTATCATCAAACACTTTCTGCTAATGAGACTCAAATTTTAGAACTTAATTATCCATTGGTTTTTACACATCATGATACATTAAGTGCTGTTGTTGGAATTGCGTCAACTGCAAATATTATGGTTCTTGGGGATATTGAGAGGACCGTTTAATGGGAATTAGATCCACATTAGGTAAAAATTTAAGTAGTTTTTTAAGTGTTAATAATACTTCTGATATTGGTACTACAGCAGATAATGTTCTTCCAATATTAGCAAGTGGTGGTACTGGAATTACAACCACAGGTAAGGATGGAAAAGTCACTAATTATCATGTATTTACAGAACCAGGTCATTTTCGTTTAGGTCCTGCAGCAGTAGGTACTGGAAAAACTTTTACTGTTTTAGTTGTTGCTGGTGGTGGTTCTGGTGGTGGTGCATATTATGCTGGAGGTGGTGGTGCTGGTGAAGTTGTTTATGGTGCTGCAGTTACATTTGATCAAACCAATGGATATGAGTATAAAGTAGACGTTGGTGAAGGTGGAATAGGTGTTTTTGCAAATGGTACGGATACTCAGTATCATACTGGTGTGAATGGTGGTGATTCTAGATTTTATCCTACACTTAATTACACATCCAGTAGACTTAATGATAAAACTGTAGGAATAGTAACAAATTACTTATCTAATGTTGGATTAGCATCTACTGGAGTTATAGCTCTGGGTGGCGGCGGTGGTGGTTCTTATAGTGGTGTTGAGTATATGGCTGGAAATCATGGTGGTTCTGCAGGAGGAGGTTCACAATATATTACAACTCCTGTTTATCCAGCAAGATATACTAAGACAGGTGGTAGAGGATATGACTCTCAATACATTTATAGAGGAACTCAGTCTGATCCTGGAGGCAGTGTTTGTCATGGTGGCGGTGGTGCCGGTGCTGTAGGTGCTGATAATGTTGGTGGTCCTGGATATCCCTTTGATGACTTTGGTGATTTATATGTTGCCCCTGCTATTCCTGCCCCAGTTCGACCTTCTTGGATTCCTGAAGTAAACCCTGGGGGTTTATATGGTGGTGGTGGTGGCGGTGCTGAATATGGTATGCCTGAATTTGGAGCTGGTGGAACTGGTGGTGGTGGCAATGGTGGTAACCCCAGCATGGACGGAGCCCCTGCAGTTGATTATACTGGCGGTGGTGGTGGCGGTCAGCAGGTAATTCATCAGAATTCTGGATCTGGTGGTAAAGGAATAGTCATCATAAAATATATCAATCCTTCATCACAATAAACCTTAATAAATAACTAAAAAATTATAAAAATGGCCGCAATTATAACCGACCAAATTAGAATACTGAACGCAAAGAATTTTGTCGCAGGAATAACTACGAGTATTAATTCTTACTATTCTTTTATTGGATTACCAAATGCTTCTGATATTCAAAGTGATTGGGATAATAATCCACCTTCACCTGTGGATAGTTTTGATGAAGAAAACGAATATTGGGAAACTATAATTGCGGTTAAAAAACTTGCATCAGGAGATGTTAAATTAGTAATTCCGAAAATTGCTTGGAGATCTGGTAATACGTATGATATGTATCGCTCAGATTATAGTACTTCCAATACTGCTCCAGTATCAGGTGCAACTAATCTATATGGTGCATCATTCTTTGTAATGAATAGTGATTATAGAGTTTATATTTGTTTGCAGAATGGAACAACACCAGAAACACCTAATGGAAGTCCTTCTCTTGATGAACCAACATTTATTGATTTAGAACCAAGAGCAGCTGGATCTAGTGGAGATGGATATATTTGGAAGTATCTTTATACTATTAGTCCTGCTGATATTGTGAAATTTGATTCAACTAATTACATTCCGGTTCCTTCTGATTGGGAAACTGCGGATGCATATAGTGCTATTCGTAATAATGCAATTGATGGTTCACTCAAAACTGTTGTTATTACAAATAGAGGAACAAGTGTTGGAACTGCAGGTGTAGTTTATACAAAGGTTCCGATTAATGGTGATGGAACAGGTGCAGAATGTACTGTTTCTATTAATAATGATGCTCAAGTAGATTCAGTAGTTGTATCAAATCAAGGATCTGGATATACATATGGAAATGTTGATTTAGTTGCTGGTGGAGTTCCTACTGGAATTACTAGACCAACTTTTGATGTTATTATTCCTCCCCAAGGTGGGCATGGATATGATATTTACAGAGAACTTGGTTCAAAGAATGTTCTCATGTATTCTAGATATGAAAATGATATTCAAAATCCAGATTTTATTACAGGAAACCAAGTTGCAAGAGTTGGTATTATCGAAAATCCTAGAGCCTTTGGTTCAACTGCAGTATTAGATCTTGATAAAGCAAGCGCACTTCAAGGTCTTAGATTAACTGGAATTGGATATAGTTCAGCAACATTTGCTTCTGATTCATTTGTTACTCAAACAGTAGCAACAGGATCTACTGCAGTTGCAAGAGTTGTTAGTTATGACCAAGCAACAGGAGTCTTAAAAGTCTGGCAAGATCGATCAATGTCGGGATTCAATACTGTTGGAGTGGCAATTACCAATCCACAATTTGGATTTGAGCAACATGAGTTTACAGCATCTCCTAGTGGTACAGGAAGTCTCACTATTGTTGGAGGATCTGTAGCTGAAGGATTAACAATTGATAACACCTTTACCGGTGTCTCAACTGTAATAAATAATAGAACCTATTACCTTGGGCAGTCTTTTGTAGATGGAATTGCAAATCCTGAAGTTACAAAAGAATCTGGAAATATAATTTATGTTGATAACAGACCCTCAGTCACCCGATCTGCTAATCAAAAAGAAGATGTCAAGGTTATATTGCAGTTCTAAAGAATTATGTCACAAGTAACTAATCTAAACGTTTCACCGTATTTTGACGATTTTAATCCGGCTGACAATTACCATAGGGTATTGTTTAAACCAGGTTATCCTGTTCAGGCAAGAGAATTAACAAACCTTCAGTCAATTCTCCAAAATCAGATTGAGCGTTTTGGACAGCATTTCTTTAAAGAAGGTGCAAAGGTAATACCTGGAAATACTGCATATACTCGAAATTATTATGCTATTGAACTTACCAATACATATCAAGGTGTTCCTGTAGATGCTTATGTTGATCAGTTACTAGGAATAAAAATTACTGGTCAAACAAGTGGAATTACTGCTATTGTTGATAATGTTCTTTTATCTAGTGATTCAGAAAGAGGAAATACAACATTATATGTAAATTATCTAGCTTCAAGTAATCAAGATAATACGACACAATTCTTTTTAGATGGAGAATCATTAACTGCAGAAAGTGCGATTTTAAGTGGTCTTTTAGGTAATAGTACAATTCCTGCAGGAGAAACCTTTGCAATTACTACTGCAGATAGTGCAGCTTCAATTGGATCTGCTTTTTCTATAGTTAATGGTGTTTATTTTATTAGAGGTCAATTTGTAACTGTAGATGATGAGACATTAATTCTTGATCAGTATACAAATATTCCTTCATATAGGATTGGTCTCTATATTAATGAACAGATTATTACTGCAGATCAAGATGAAACTTTAACTGATAATGCAACTGGTTACAATAACTACGCTGCTCCAGGTGCAGATAGACTTCAAATATCAGCATCACTTTTTAAGAAGGCTTTATCTGATAAGAATGATGCAAATTTTGTTGAGTTGGCAGTTGTTGAAAATGGAATTTTAAAGTCCAAGAAAGAAACTGATCAATATGCTATAGTTAGTGATGAATTAGCACGAAGAACTTATGCCGAATCTGGTGATTATATTACAAAACCCTTTGATGTTACAGTTAGAAATTCTTTAAATGATGGAATGGGTAATAATGGAGTCTTGGATGAAGGTCAACTTACTGCTGCAGGATCTCCAGTAACTGAAGATTTGGCAGTCTATCAAGTTTCTCCAGGAAAGGCTTTTGTTAAAGGATATGAAATTGAAACTATTACATCAATAAATGCAGATTGTCCTAAACCAAGAGAGGTAAAGACAATTGAAAATGAAGCAGTATTTTATAATACAGGATCTACTTTAAAATTAAATAGAGTTTTTGGAACACCTTTAGTAGGTATTGGTAATACATATGTTCTTAGTCTTAGAGATAGTAGAGTAGGAACATCTCAAACTACTCCTGCAGGAAATGAAATTGGAGTAGCAAGAGTTTATGACTTTAGATTAGAATCTGGTTCTTATAGCACAACAAATGAAAATCTAAATGAATGGGATATTTCACTTTTTGATGTACAAACCACAACAAAAATTACTTTAAATGAGAATGTTACATTAACAACTCCTGTAATTATTGAAGGACAGAATAGTGGTGCAGTTGGATATCTGAAGAATAGTATATCTGATACTAATGTAATTGATGTTTATGATAAGACAGGGACCTTCATGTTAAATGAAGAGTTCCAATTTAATGGAATTAGTACGAATAGAAGAGTTGCCACTGCTATTACTAATTTTGGACTATCTGATGTTTCATCTATTCATGGAAATATTGGTGGAGTTGTTGGCGTAGGAACTACATTTAGTGCTGATGTTATTCAATCTATTAAGTTTGATGTAGGTATTGCTACTATTAGTAAAGTTAGTCCAGGTGGATTAAGCACAATAACATCGACTAATCCGCTATTCCCAGGAACTGGCCAAGTTGTTCATGAGAAAGATTTAATAACTTGGAGTGATCCTAATGTACCATGGGGATATGAGAGACCTATATATGCATCTGTTGTTAGTGTAGGAACTACTCAAGTTACAGTTACTGGTGTTACTACTGTTAGTGGTATTGCTGATGGTAGACTTCCTCTATATTATACATCTACTGTAACTGATCTTAAGGTATTAGAAACAAAATTAGAGGATTCTATTGATAGGACACTTTATACATCACTTCCTAGAAAGAATGTTTCTAATGTTGATCTTGAAGATTCTTATATTATAATTAGAAAATCTGTAACAGTAACTATTAGTGGGAATCAATTAGGATCTCCTGTTGTTGCAGGAATTAATGAAACATTTATGCCATATGATGAAGAAAGATATTCTTTGATTAGATCAGATGGAACTACAGAAGTTCTTACAAAGGATAAATTTGGATTTAGTGGTGCATCAACAAGTCTTCAGATTTATAACCTAGGTGCCAATGATGGTGCAGCAAGGTTAACATATACATTGAAGAAGAGTAAGCCTACTGCAAAGAAAAAATTAAAGAACAGAGTTAATTCGGTTATAATTGATAAGTCTAAATTTGATAGTTCTGGTACAGGTGAAGGAACCTTAAAAGATGGATTAACTTGGGGCGCTTATCCATATGGAACAAGAGTTCAAGATAAGAGGATTTCACTTAATCTTCCTGATGTAATTACAATTCTTGGTGTTTATGAGTCTGTTGATACTACTGAAGCATCTGCACCTACAGTTATATTTTCTGATATTTCTGGGTCATCAAATTCAACAGAAGATTTTATAATTGGTGAGAAATTTACTGGTCAGAATACTGGTGCAATTGGTATGGTTGCACAAAAACTTACAGATTCTCAAATTCAGTTTATTCCTCTCAATTCTTATGATTTCAGAGAAGGAGAAGTTGTAAAATTTGAAGAATCTAAAATTCAAGCATCAGTTTCTAATTTAGCATCTTCAAGTTTTAATATTTCACGTGAGTTTAAATTTAATCCTGGTCAGCGTGGAACTTTTTATGATTATGGATCAATTATTAGAAGAGATGGTTTTGATGCGCCATTAAAGCAAATAAAAGTTTATTTCTCGAATGGATATTATGAATCTAGTGATCTTGGAGATATAACAACAGTTAATTCATATGATAATGGATTTGATTATACGAATGATATTAAGATTGTAAATGGCGAAAGAGTATCTGATATAATTGATATTAGACCATCTGTTAATAATTATACTGTAACTGAATCTGCAAGATCACCATTTGAATTTTACGGTAGAACATTTGATCAATCAGGAAATTCTGCTCCAAATATTCTAGCATCAGATGAATCTCTTAATTTTACATATTCATTCTATCTACCTAGAATTGATAGACTCTTCCTTACAAAGGACGGTAAATTCCAGGTTCAGTATGGAGATCCATCAGAAAATCCAGAACCACCTGTACCTGTAGATAATGCAATTGAAATTGCAACTATAGATCTTCCTCCATATCTTTTCAATCCATCTCAAGCTGATGTTGATTTCTTGGAGCACAAGAGATATAGGATGGTTGATATTAGGCAACTTGAGAAGAGAATTAAAAATCTTGAATATTATACTTCCTTAAGTCTACTTGAAACAAACACTGCTAATATGTTTGTTCCTGATAGTCAGGGTTTGAATAGGTTTAAATCTGGATTCTTTGTTGATAATTTTGCATCCGTAAGAGCTCAGCAAAGACCAGATGAGGAACTTCCTTTTAAAAATAGTGTTGATATTAAGAATAAAATTCTCAAACCTCAACATTATACAAATGCTATTGATCTGGTTGAAGGTCCTGAAGCTGGGTGGGATAATTATGATGCCACTTTAGATTCGGCATTTACGCAACCTGAAGGTATTAATATTAGAAAAACAGAAGGTATTGTTACTCTTGATTATGCCGAAGTTCCATGGCTTACACAATCATTTGCAACAAGATCAGAAAGTGTAACTCCATTCTTGGTAAGTTTCTGGCAAGGTGCTTTGGAACTAACACCAGCATCTGATACTTGGATTGATACTGCAAGGTTAGAAGCAAAAATTATTAAAGCAGAAGGTGACTATAAAGAAACCATGCGTGAAATGGTTGAAAATAATGGTGTTGACCCACAGACTGGTTTTGGTCCTACAATTTGGAATGCTTGGGAGACTAACTGGACTGGTCAAGAAGTTATTGAAAGAAAGCAGATTAGGACAGGGCATGGTGGTCACAGTTATTCATTCCAAGGTGGTGGTGGTAGTTCTAGAGTATCACAATGGACTCAACAAGTAAGAGATTTTGTAGAGGAAGATACTCTTCAAGAAGTTAGAGATACTGGTCTAAGGTCAAGAACAGGTAACAGAACGATTGTTACAGAGCAATGGGATAATACTTCTGTTGGTGATAGGACTGTAAGTAGAGATGCTATTCCTTACATGAGGTCAAGGAATATTCAGTTTGTTAACAAGAAGGTGAAACCTCTCACAAGGATGTATTCATTCTTTGATGGAGTAAATGTAACCAAGTATTGTGTTCCAAAACTTCTTGAAATTGAAATGGAGAGTGGTACATTTGAAGTTGGAGAACAGGTTAATGGATGGGTGACCACAACATCCACTTTTGGTCAAGGTGTTGCTTCATCAATACGATTGGGGATTACATTTAGAGCAGCACAAGCAAACCATAGAGCTGGTGAGTATAATATTCCTACAGAAACATATATTAGGAATCCTTACACCTCACAACTCCTTTCTGAATCTTATTCTTCAACATCAAATATCTTGAATGTTGATACTTTCTCATTACAAGAGCAAGCAAAAGGTCAGTATTTTGGTTGGGTTGAAGCAGGAATGGATTTATATGGTAAAAGTAGTAAAGCACGTGCAAAAATTACTGATGTTAAATTAGTTTCAGATATATCTGCTAATTTGAGTGGTAGTTTCTTTATTCCTGATCCAAACGTTCAATCAAATCCAAAATTTGAGGCTGGAACTAAAGTACTAACTTTCGTTAATGATCCACAGAATAATCAAGACATTGCAACAACAATTTCTGAAGAAGGATTTACAGCATCAGGAACTCTTGAAACTGTTCAAGAAAATATTATTTCTGTAAGGAATGCCCGAATTCAGAATAAGATAGAATTTGAGGAGCATGCGGTTAATAGAACAACCGGAATGCAAGTAATTTCCACTAGAGTTATATCTGAAACGAAAAGAAATATAACTGTTACCATGTATTATGATCCATTGGCTCAATCATTCTTGGTTGATGAAACAGATGGTATTTTTGTTACAAGATGCGATTTATTCTTTAGATCTAAAGATGATGCTGACATTCCAGTAACAATTCAATTGAGAACAATGAAGGGTGGATTCCCAACACAAAAGATTCTGCCATTCTCTGAAATTATTATGAATCCAGATGAAATTAATGTTTCTGGAGATGGATCGGTTGCAACACCAGTTAATTTTAAAGCTCCGGTTTATTTGGAAGGAAATAATGAGTATGCAATTTGTGTAGCATCAAATTCTACGAAATATAGTGTTTATATTTCTAGGATTGGTGAAAATGATATATTGACTGATGCATTTATTTCAAACCAACCATATCTTGGTTCACTCTTTAAATCACAAAATGCTTCTACTTGGGAACCCAGTCAGTGGGAAGATTTGAAGTTTGTTCTTTACAGAGCAGATTTTGTTGAGCAAGGGCAGATAGAATTCTATAATCCTGCATTAAGTCAAGGAAACAAACAAATTCCTCGATTGATGCCCAATTCTCTAGAGATGACTTCTAGAACAGTTAGAGTTGGACTTTCTACAACAATTAATGATCCTGATTTAAAATCAGGTGTTATTCTCAATCAAATGGGAAATAATGCAACTGGTACTTTTGTTGGAGTTGCTGGAAGTGTAACAGGAGCATTAAATGTTATTAATTCTGGTATTGGATATACTGGTCCATTTACATATACTGGAGTTGCTGTAACAACTGTCACAGGATCTGGTAGAAATGCAACTGCTGATATTCAAGTTGCTATTGATGGAACAGTAGGTTTTGCAACTATTGTAACTGGTGGAACTGGATATGAAGTTGGTGATACTCTTGGTGTAACCACAATTGGAACTAATAATCTTGGTACTGCATTAAGATTGTCTGTATCATCAATTGGAAGCACAAGTTCATTGGTTCTTGAAAATGTTCAAGGAAACTTTGTTACTGTTGGAACCGCTTCTACACTTCAATTTACCAGTCCATCAGGTATAACAACTTGCTTGAATTGGGTAAGCAGTGGTTCTACTATGTCTGATATGTCTGATGTTGGTGGAGTTCAAATTAATGAATCAGTTATAGTAAGTGATGGATTACATATTAAGGTAAATCATAAAAACCATGGAATGTATTCTGATACTAACCAAGTTATCTTGTATGATGTTCAATCAGATGTTTTACCAACAAGATTAAGTGCATCATGGGATACAATTTCAGGTGGAGGATTGTCTGTTGAATCTACAGATAATTTCCAATCCTTTGAAAGTGTTGGAGTTGGTACAACCAATAGTGGTTATTTGAAGATTGGTAATACTATTGTTGGATATACAACAGCATCTGGAACTACTATTAATGGAGTAACAGTAATCAGTGGTGATGAGACAACTTATCTTACTGGAACACCAGTTTCTAAGTATGAAGTAAATGGAATTTCTCTTAGAAGGATTAATGATGTAACACATAATTTGAGTGATGCAACAATCGCAAATCCAATTACATTTGATTCTTATAATATTAAGGTTGGAATGTCTACTAATGGTGTAGATAGAACTGCTGCTGCTGGATGGCCAAAACTTTATACAAGAGATACAAAGTCTGCTGGTGGAGGTAATATTAAGGCAACACAAAATATGCCTTATGAAATTATTACGCCAATGGTTGCTAATACTACTGTTCCAGGTACAACTTTGACTGGAATGATTAAAACAGTAAGTGGAAAGAGTATTAGTGGTAATGAAATTCCATTTATTGATAAAGGATGGGAAACTATTGCATTGAATAAGCAAAATTATATGGATAGTCCGCGTGTTATTTGTTCTGAAGTTAATCAGAATAATAAGTTGGCCACACTTCCTGGTAAGAAGTCATTCCAGTTAAGTGTTCAGTTGGCCTCAAATAATACAATGGTATCTCCTACTATTGATACTCAAAGAGTTTATAATGTTCTAACTTCTAGTAGAGTTAATAATATAATTGAAGATTATGCACTGGATAAGAGAGCATGTTCAATGACTGATGATCCTACTGCATTCCAATATATCTCTAAGGAAATTACTCTTGAAAATTCAGCAACATCATTGAGAGTTATGATGAATGTCTCTATGAATCCTCATACTGATATTCGTGCTTTTTATGCAATAAGTGAAGATCAGAATTTTGATCCTGTTTTTACACCATTCCCTGGATATAATAACATTAATGAGAGAGGAGAAATGATTAAATTGCAGGATAGTGATGGTCTGCCAGATACTTATGTTCCTATTCAGACAGTAACATCTTCTGAGGAAAGTATGTGGTCAGAGTATACATTTAGTTCGAGTGAATTACCAACATTCAAATCATATAGAATTAAGTTCTTATTGACTTCAACCAGTCAAGTATATACACCTTCGGTTAAAGAATTGAGAGTTATAGCTCTCGCTTAATATTATGGAATATTTAAAAGTAAAGGATCACTCAAATTTGGTGAGAGATCCTGAATCAAATGGTATTATAAACACCAATAAGTCTGCATATAATCAATATGTAACCAGACGTAATGCTAAAAATGAAGAAGTGAATAAGGCACAAAACATGGAAGAAGATCTTGCCAATTTAAAAGGTGAGATTAATGAGATCAAAGATTTATTGCGCCAACTTGTCCAGTCTAAATATCAATAAAGGAAATTGTGTAAATGGCACAACCATCTACAAGAACAGAATTAATTGATTATTGCAAGAGGCAATTAGGTGCTCCTGTTTTAGAAATTAATGTTGCAGATGAGCAACTTGATGATCTGACGGATGATGCTATTCAATTTTTCCAGGAAAGGCATTTCGATGGTGTTTATCAAGCATATTACAAATATCAGATAACACAAAATGATGTTGATAGAGGAAGAGGAAAAGGAAAGGCACCAGCAGTAGGAATAGCAACAACAACAGCAACTACCTCTATTCCTGGTATTGGTAATACATCATTTGCTTTTGAAGAGAATAGCAATTATTTACAAGTTCCTCCTAATGTTATTGGTGTAACAAAAATATTCCGTTTTGATGGCTCTGCTAGCATGACGAATAATATGTTTAGTGTGAAGTATCAATTATTCTTGAATGATATTTACTATTGGGGATCCACTGAACTTTTATCATATGCAATGGTTAAGACATATCTTGAAGATTTGAATTTCTTATTAAATACTGAAAAGCAAATCAGATTTAATAAACGTCAAGATAGACTTTACTTGGATATTGATTGGGATAATGTGACAGTTGGTGATTGGTTAATTGTTGATTGTTTCTCTACATTAGATCCCAATGATTATGCACGAGTATGGAATGATTCTTTCATTAAACCATATTTGACTGCATTAATTAAAAAACAATGGGGACAAAATATGATGAAATTCCAAGGAGTAAAACTTCCTGGTGGTATAGAGTTGAATGGAAGGCAAATGTATGATGATGCACAAAGAGATTTAGATGTGATAAGAGAAAGAATGTCCAGTACTTGGGAATTGCCTCCTCTTGATATGATAGGTTAGGATAATGGCATTAAATTCATTTTTCCTGCAAGGGTCACAAGGAGAACAAAATTTAGTTCAGGATCTTATCAACGAACAGTTGAGGATGTATGGTGTTGAAGTACACTATCTTCCAAGAAAATATATTACAGAAAAAACAGTAATAAGAGAAGTAATTCAATCTACATTTGATGATGCATATCCAATAGAAGCTTACTTGGAAAATTATGATGGATATGGAGATCAGACTACAATACTATCAAAATTTGGAATTCAAGCACTTAATGAGATAACACTAACTATTTCAAAAGAAAGGTATGAATCTTATATTACACCACTTTTAGATGGTCAATCAGATATTAAGTTGGCAACTAGACCTAAAGAAGGTGATCTAATTTATTTTCCTTTTGGTGATAGGTTATTTGAAATTAAATTTGTTGAGCATGAACAACCATTCTATCAATTAAGAAAGACTTATGTTTATACATTAAAGTGTGAACTCTTTAGGTATGAGAACGAAGTTATTGATACCGATGTCGCAGAAATTGATGATATTCTAACTGGTGATTCTAGTGGTGATATTGCAACAACAGTAGGAATTACTCAAACATTAACTATGGCTGGTGTTGGTACTGGTGCTGCTGCAACAGTAGGATATGTTTCTGACGGTGCAATTTCGGAAATTATTATAACAAATCGTGGTGGTGGATATGCACTTATTCCAAGAGTTGCTATATCTTCTGCTCCATCGTCAGGAATTACAGGAATTGCTACAGCAACTATGATTGGTGGAATTGTTGCATGTGAAAAGAATGTTGATCCTATCAACAAATCTGTACAAAGTGTTGAATTAATAAATGCAGGTGCAGGATATACAGAGACTCCTAAAGTTAGATTCATTGCACCTCCTACTGGTGGTACAGGTGCTGCTGCTACAGCAAGACTTAGTGATGGCGTAATTGGTATTGTTACTATAACTAATGGTGGTAGTGGATATACCACTATGACAGCACCTCTAGTGACCTTTACTGGTTCTTCAACAGTATCTGCTGCTGCAACTGTTGTTGTTAGTTCTGCTGGAACAATTAGTCAGATTCGCATTACAAATGGTGGAATTGGATATACAGCAGCTCCAACTATTGCATTGGCTAATCCTGGTGTAACTGGATCTGGAACATATCTGTTTAATGAAGTAGTAACAGGTCAGACTTCTGGTGTTACTGGAAGAGTTGTAAGTTGGACATCCACCAATAGAACATTGAAGATTGGAAATCTAACTGGCAATTTTGATACTGGAGAATCAATTCTTGGTTTAGAATCTGGTGCAAGTTATAAACTATCTTCATTTACACAAGATGAATCTGGATTTACTGCTAATGAAGAAATAGAAATAGCAGCAGATGCTATAATGGATTTTAGTGAAGGAAATCCTTTTGGTACGCCTTAAACATAAATAGTAGTTAATCTAAAGAATCGAAAGATGTTTGAACATTTTTATCACGAAATTTTTAGAAGGACCATCATTTCTTTCGGTTCTTTATTTAATCAGATTGTTATAAAGCAAGAAAATGCTGATGATACAACAGTAGGTCAATTGAGAGTTCCTTTAGCTTATGGTCCTACTCAAAAGTTTTTAGCACGTCTTCAGCAATCACCAGATCTTAATAGGTCTATTCAAATGACATTACCAAGGATGTCATTTGAATTTACTGGATTGCAATATGATCCTTCAAGGAAAGTAACTCAAACACAGCAATTTACAAAGGGATTATCAACGGATAAAAAATCCACTTCAAAAGCATATATGCCAGTACCTTATAATATGAATTTTGAATTGGCAATTATGACAAAATTGAATGATGATATGCTTCAAATTGTTGAACAGATTCTTCCTTATTTTCAACCATCTTTTAATTTGACAGTTAATTTGGTAGAAACAATTGGTGAAAAGAGAGATATACCTGTTGTTCTTGAAAGCATTACTACAAATGATGATTATGAAGGAGATTTTGCTACACGTAGAGCATTGATTTATACTATGAGATTTAGTGTAAAGACATATCTATTCGGACCTGTCAGCACGGCTTCTTCCGATATCATTACTAAAACTAGTATTGGATATGTTGCTGGTAATGCAACTGGAATTCCTGATAGAGATGTTACATACAGTGCAACTAGGAGAGCACTTCAGAATTATGATGGTACAGTAATTACTACTTTAACTGATGATATTGATGCAACTGAGATTTCAATTAAGGTTGATAGTATTGCAGGATTTACAATACCAGATCAAGGTAAGTTGTATGTAGATTTGGATGGTGAGGAAGTATGGGTTAAATCTGTTGGTACTGACAGTATTGTTGTAGAAAGAGGTCAAGATGGTACTACCAAGACTTCACATCTTCGAGGATCTTCTATCAAATCTATTACAACTGCAGATGTTCCTCTTATTCCAGATGGAGATGACTTTGGATTCAGTGGTACTTACACTTAGTATGAAACATGAAAATGACAAAACAATTTAATAAATTAAACAAGACTTTTAATGTAGAAGTAGAACCTGAAATTGTTGCGACTGAAACAGTACCTACCACTATTGAAAGAGAGAAACCTTCTAGATTAACACAAGATGACATTACAAAGGACTATGAGTATACAAGAGGTAATCTTTATAGTATAATAGAGAAAGGACAAGAAGCAATTAATGGCATTCTTGAACTTGCTCAGGAAAGTGAAATGCCTAGAGCATATGAGGTTGCTGGTCAGTTGATTAAGAGTGTTTCTGATGCAACTGATAAATTAATGGATCTTCAGAAGAAATTAAAAGAGGTGGAAGAAGAAAAAGAATCTAAAGGACCTACAACTGTTAATAATGCATTATTTGTTGGATCAACATCAGAGTTATCAAAACTACTGAAAGCAAATAAAGCAGAGCAGGAACAAACTAAATAATTAGAAAAGACAATGGCAGTAAAAGCTGGTATTAAGACTTCGGTCTCAGTAATAAATCTAACTATACCTCAAAATGCTACTTTTGAGGAAATTTTTACATATACCGATGATTCTGGTGCAGCATATGATCTTACTGGTTATGGTGTAACTGCTGCATTAAGAAAATGGGTTGGTGCTGCTGCATCAACAGGTTTCAGTTATGTTGGAATTGCTTCTTCTGCTGCCGGTCAAGTTAAGGTTTCAATGAGTGCTGCTGTTACTGGTATTATCACTGAAGGTCGATATGATTATGATGTACGATTAACAACTGCCGATGGTCTTACTGAAGTAAGATTAGTAGAAGGAATGGCTCTTGTTACTGCTGGCATAGCTTAAGGAGGAATATAAGTGGTATTAAAGAAACCTTCAGAACTTTTCAATAAAAAGGAATCCACTCCTTTCCAGGAAGTGCGAGAGGAATATAGTGGGAAGGATATTACCACAATAGATGAAGCTCTTCAATCATTTCAGGTAAATGTAAATCATATTCAGTCTTTAAATGATTTTACAAAGACTTTTGGAACATTTAGTGAAAATGTAGAAAGAATACAAGATATATCAGAAGAATTTGAAGGACTTAAGAAAGATATTAATACTCTTGTAAAAAAAGAAGATTTAGATGATGCTATGATGGCACATCTAATGTATGTTAAGGAGAGTATTGCTAAAGTAGAAGAAGGCATTGACACTTTAAATACAAAGTCCATTTATAAGATTAAGAATGACTTTTCCTCATTAGCAGAGAAAGTAGATTCTTTTATTAATGTTGATGCACTTCAATATAAGAAAGATCTTTTAAGAAGTGAGAACAGAGTTGATATACAAGTTAGTAAGATAAAGGATTACCTAGTTACTGAAAATGAAAAGGTTGATGAGAAGATAGATTCTATCAAAGAGAAAGTTGAAGGAATTAATCTTAAATCACTAAGTTCAATAAGAGAGAAAATTTCTTCTATATCTGAAGATGTTGATAGAGTAATTAATAAGGAAATTCCACAGTATAAGACTTTTTTTGCAGAAACTGAATTAAAGACAGAAGAATCTATATCTTTTTTTAATGAGGAATTTAAAAATAAGATTGAATCTTTTGAAGATCAAATTAATGAAAAGGTTGATCATCTTAACAAACTTATTGATGATGAACTTCCAAAATACAATAGTCAAATTGTTGAGAATAAACTTGAGTCTGAAGGTAAGATTAACAGA